AAATACTCGGCACTGGAAATTTTGGCGGAGAATAGACCGAGTGAACAGATACATTATGCAAAGGCAATCAACAGATACAGGGAGTTTCCGCAGCTTGAATGGTTTATAAAAATGGGATTGTATAAACTGGCCGCGCATCTAATCAATGAGTATCACGATGGTGCCTTTGGATATGAAAGCCGGAATGGGGTCAGGGGACTTAGAAAAAATGGAAAAACAATATTTGGAATCCTTGGCCTTACAAAGGAGAACACACGAGTACTGCAGTCTATTGATGGAAATATCGACGAGCTGAGATTATTGCAGGAAGCACAAAGCTCTGGATACAACCTGAAAGCGGAAGAATTGGAACGGTTCTATAAACTCTTTGGATGCAATACAACGCTGATACGGAAAGAAAACAGACATTCAACGATTCATAAGATCTGCAGATATATTGAGCGCGAAGGTTCCGATTATCGAGTAGGAGAGCGTGGAGGGTGTTGGAGATATTCTTATATGCAGCACAAAGAAAGACCGGATATCAGGGAAGAACGTTTACAGAATTGTGCCAAGGACTGGTTGGATTATCTGGCTTGGTGTAAAGAACTGAAATATGATCTCACCAATATGTTCTTCTATTTCCCGAAGAATTTCAAAAAAGTTCATGACAGGACAGCTGCGGAATATCAGGCAGTACAAGATAAAAAGGCCGCAGAAAAGAAACGTCGGGAAGAAGAACGGATAAAGCGAGAGGCTGAGGTCATGAAAAAACTTCTGGAGGAAATGCTCAAAGAGAATGCTGGCATAGATAACGCTTTCCTGATAAAAGGAAAAGGATTGATATTGAGAGTACCAAGAGATGCACAGGAAATCAAGAATGAAGGAGCTGCCCTTCACCATTGTGTTGGAACTTACGTTGACCGAGTGGCCAAAGGGCAGACACACATCTTCTTTGTGCGCAGAGTGGAAGAACCCGATACACCATATTTCACAATGGAATATAACAATGGACGCGTGATCCAGTGCAGGGGCAGCCACAACTGCGGGATGCCATCATCAGTAAAAGCTTTTGTAGCTGCATTCGAGAAACTGATGAAAGAACGAGAAGAAAAAATGGAAAGGAAGTGTGGATAATGGCGAAGCAGAGCATCAGAAGTATTCGAAAAGGAAGCGTTCAGTGGAACGAAGAAGACCGATTGCAGATGGTCTCCATGCTGGCAAAAGCAGGATATGCAGTCCAGATTGTCAGAAAAGAAGTTCCCGGAGGCGAAAACAGAAAATCAGCTCAGTACGAATACGTGATCGAGTATGGAGAGAAGGTGGAGTGATGAAATGTATAGCACGAAAACCAGTTGTAAGAACGGAAGTTTACCGGAAATATGGATTCACATATGTGGAGCATAAGCCTTGCTATTGTCCCAGATGCAATCATGTGTTGAATGCGGGGCCGAACTTTCAACCGAAATACTGTAGCGAGTGTGGACAGAAGATTGACTTCTCCGAAGTGAAGTGGGAAGAAGAAAAAATCCTTGAACATGCAGGAAGGAGGCTGGCCAATGAATAAGAGCGGTATCGAATGGTGCGATCATACATGGAATCCAATTACCGGTTGTCGGCATGACTGTTCTTACTGCTACGCTGACAAGATGTCACTTCGTTTTTGTGGAAACATGAAAAGAAATATGGTCCAGACAGACCAATATCGAATGGAGGGAGATCTGTTTGTCCTGGATGAACCGTTCATGAATGAGAATGGAAAGCCTGTCATATATCCATTTGGGTTTGAACCGACATTGCACATATACAGATATGACACACTGGACAAACTGAAACAGGGGCAAAATATATTTGTTGGAGCAATGGCAGACATATTTGGAGAGTGGATTCCTGACAGCTGGATAGAGGATGTCCTTTACGCTTGTGCAAAACATCCTCAGCACAATTACTTGTTTCTCACAAAGAATCCGAAAAGGTACACCCAGTACGGTGTGCCTTCTGGGAAAGGGAATATGTGGTACGGAACAACTGTGACGAATAGTGAGGACATGGAACGGATATACCAGCTTCCAAGCCTGTTAAACACTTTCGCCAGTATAGAGCCATTGCTCGAAGATATAGATGAAAACATTTCCGCACTGAAATATTTGAACTGGATAATCATCGGTGCTGAGACAGGACACAGGAAAGAGAAAGTGATTCCTGAATTCGAATGGATCAAGAGAATCGTTGTAGAAGCTGATTACAACGGGATACCGGTATTTATGAAAGACAGTCTGATTCCGATTGTTGGTGAGAAGAATATGCGCAGGGATTATCCGAAGGAGCTGCAGATTCGCAAAAGGAGCGAGAAAGTCAATAAAAAACTCAGCGGTAACTGCATGTTGTGTGGAAAGACAGAAGATAAAAACAAGATGGTTACCTTGACCGCAAGGGCAGTCAGGGGAGGCAGGGCGGCATCGTTTGGCCATATGTGTCATTCCTGTTTTGCGAAATGGCTGACTAGTCACAATATACCGGTGCCGGACCTGGAAAATAAAAAGGAGATTGAAGATGGCAAAGAGAAGCTGTAGAAGAACAACTGATGAAAACCTTATTCATAAAAAAGCTGTGGAAATGAGAAAGAAGACAGACGAACAGCTTGTGCATTATGTGGAAGATCGTGTGGAAAAAGCACGAAGCGAGGGCTTTAATTGTGGAAAAGCCAGTGTTCCAAAAACCGGAGAGGGAGCAAAGGAGTTTATTGCGTTCCTTCAGCTGAATAAGATTCCGGGAATTGGAGCAGTAACAATAAACAAACTCATAAAGGTAGCGGAAGAAAATGGATACTTATAAGCGTTCAATAAGAGGTCTGCAGAGCAGATCTAACGGGGAACATTTTGAGGGAATGATAATTGCAGCATCCAGATTCTACGAAGAAAGAGGAATTGCAGTAGTTGATAAAACTCCGGAAGCATTTAAGGTACTGAAGGCAATGGACAGGAACAGAGGGCAGTTTATCTGCTGTTTCACTAAACAGGCTCAGCCTGATTTCAAAGGAATTCTCATGGATTCAACCATGATCTTGTTCGATGCAAAGCATACGGACAAAGATAAGATTAGCAGGGACGTAGTAACTGCTGAACAGCAGGCGTGCTTTGAAAGGTATATGAAGCTTGGGGCAATGTGCTTTTTGGTTGTGTCTCTGGAATTTAAAGAGTTCTACCGGGTTCCGTGGGTGGTGTTCCGGGATATGAAGAAGATTTACGGACACAAGTATATGAACCGGAAGGAACTGGAACCTTACAGGATCAAATATTCAAACGGAGTGGTGAAGTACCTTGATGGTATTGTTCTCCGGGAAAGGAATGAAGATGAAAGTACAGAAGTATGAGATTGCCAGAGTTATTGACAAATTAAAAAGTATTGTGCAGAAGAATGACCAGTTTCCGGCTCTGGGAGGAATTCTGGTAAAGGACGGGTATTTAATCGCCTCCAACTCCGAGATCACAATGAAGGTCAAATTAGAGGCCTCAGAAGGCAGTTATTTTATTATTCCAATGAAAGCCTTTGACCTGATCAAAAATCTTCCGGATGGAGAGATCGACATCAGCGCAACTGACAAGAATGTAGTTATGATCAAGATAGGAGCAATTAAAAACAAATACCAGAGTTACCCTCCGGAAGAATTCAATTTTGATATTACAGAGGATCCGGAAGCGGATGGAGTGGAATTGAATGGTAAAAAGATCATGGAGGCTATAGGTCATGTTATTTATGCAGCAGCTGACGGCGGTGCGAATACACAGATGACCGGAATTTATTTTGAGGGTACAGACAGCGGAGTTTCCCTTGCCGCACTGGACGGGCACGTAGTCGCGGTAGATTCTGTTAAAGCAGAAGGCGCAAAGGATATGAAACTGATCGTACCGAAGACGACTGCCAAGAAGCTGATTTCCATGGGTGTAATCGATGATGTGACACTTACATACACCAAAAACAGTGCGGTATTCAAGTCTGCTGAATATACCATTTACACAAGACTGATTGAAGGAAAATACTTTGCTTACCAGAAAATGTTTACCGAAGGCGAGATTAATACATGTGCATCACGAACCGCATTGATCGGAGCAATGACCAGAGCAAAGATGTGTACAGAGGAAAAACAGCCGGCAGTGTTCCGGATAGAAGACGATGTGCTGAATATCAGTATCCGGGATAAGCTGGCAGACTATCAGGAACAGGTACCGCTCCAGGAAACCGTATGCAAATCCATACGGTTGGGATTCGATTCAAGACTGGTCCTGGAAACATTGAAAGCCTTCACCTGTGACAATATTGCACTGGGCTTCACCAGCCCACGAACACCGATGATTGTGGAAGCAGAGGACAGCGACATGAAAGCTATGGTGCTTCCGGTAGCGATAAGGGAGGCTTAAATATGATCGAGATTATATCAGTAAAAGATATCAAAGACGCAACACCAGAGGAACTTGCAAATCTTCGCCGGAAGGGACTTCTTCCGGCAGAAGGAACCAGGAGAACATCTGGAAGACCTCTCAGCCCGTATGAGCGAACCAGAGCACAGGTGGCTGCTACTGGAAACAGATGGGCAATGGAAAACTTTATTGCCACGCACAGCTGAAAGGGGATGAAATAAATGAATTTGTATAGATATTATCAGCATGATGGATTCCGATGCGAAACTATAGTCGGAATTGTTAAAGCAAAAGACATGCAAGAGGCTGAAAAAATCGTAAAAAACCATTACGAAAAAGCATATCGAGGAGAATTCCAGCGCGATGGTTGGAAGCTGGAAGAAGTTGAGTTTTCCGATGATGGATGCAGCGAAATTTATTACGGGTGATTAATATGGCGAAGGCGTTATATAACTTATGCAAAAGGAATGGGACAGTGATGGAGTACTCCATCACTGGATCCGAAGTAGCTGAATTGATTAGCTGCAAAAAGCAGGATGTTTATAATTCTGCGAGCTACGGCCAGATGATCCGGAAAGAATTTTACGTTGAAGTTGTAGACCGGCCACTGAGCCGAACGAAAGATCTTACATTACTTTTGGAATATGACCGGGTTTGTAGAGAAATTCTTGAGAGGTGTGGATGATGAAAGTATATAAAGCAGTGCATGAGAGAGAAAACAAGTGCAAGGAATTGCACAAAGAGATGAATATGAATGTAGGCCCGACCAGACTGGTCCAGCCGGATTTTTACCTGTTGGTCGATGTGGATGACCTGCAGAAACAGGTGAATACCTTGGAAAATGAAGTTCATCGCATGAAAAGAGCAGAAGCAAGGAGGAAATGGCGTTATGGAAGAAAAAATCATTAAGATTATGCAATTGGTCCAGATAAAGAAAGACAATACAGTTGAATTTCCGGAAGAGGCTAGGAAACTGATTCGTGAGGTGGCAGAAAAATGCAGAAAATTGCCGGTTTATAAGGACAATACAGATAAAGTGGATACCTATAAGGATGGCATTACAGCAGGAGAGATATATTTGGATATGTGTCTGAAAATTGTTAATGCACCTACACAGATTCATAGGATGGTGACTCCTAAGATGATACTCCCGCTCATTGATGATAAGTTGCAGGAGGAATTTAAAGAAACGGAGGCGAGAGAATGAGCCGGATAAAAAGCAGATTATCTGCATACCGTGATTATTTAAGACC